GTCTAACGCAAGTTGTCCAAGATCTGTGGTATACTGTTTATTCTTGAACTGAAAATCTACTGCACTATCTTCTGCCCATTCTTCACGTAGTTTGTCAAAGCGATTACGAAGAGTTTCAAAATTCATAGGGGTCTCATATTTTTATTCAGAATAAAAAATCTCTGATGCTTGAATGTTACTTCGGCAGTTAGATATTCTACATCACTCATTGTAGCACTAAATTGTAGTGCAGACAATGAAATTGGAAAAATATTTTCAAACGATACGACGAATGCTGGATTATATTGTGAGGTAACAATGTGAAGTTGTGCATTGCTATATTGCTCGTTGCTTCCAAATTTGTCTCTCAATGGAGTATCAGCATCATCGTCTGCTCTGCCGTTGTGACGCATCCATTCATGAATAGAATAATAATTTTTTAGATCTTCATCAACAATAAAACTTACTTGAAAATCTCCAAAGGTAACACCACCTCCAGGGATCATCGGTAAGTTACGAAATCTGGTTGGATACTCAATAGTAGGCATTGAAATATCTGGAAGATTTGCACTTTGACAGAAAAAATCTGTTCCCTCAAATAAATCCAATTTCAATAAGAAACCAACAGGATTTATAAAATTCCTATTCTTTGGCTGCTCTTTATACCATTCAGCAGGCATGTCAACTTCCCAAGCTACTAGTTATTTATCCTTGAGTATTTCCTCTATCCTGCGTCTCATATTTTCACTATCTTGCTTCATGTAATCTCGTAGAGAATACCCACGTTTATTTCTCATAATACATGTGCCTTGATAAAACATCGTGGCAGCAAATACCAACAATAGAACTATGCCTATTATTTCAAGGTAATGTTTAGCCATGGTAGTACTGGTGGAATAACGCCAATCAACCTCAATAATCCCTCAGCAAATAAAGCGAGGACAAACCAACCAACAAACATAGAAATAATGGAAGCATTTCTATTGTGCCTTCGTATAGCAGCATCAATCATCTCCTGACACTCTTTGTGAGTGACTAGGTGTTCTGGTTGTATTTGGTTCATTCTGTGTGCCATATAGTTCTTCCCATTGTGGTTCATAAATTGGACAAGGTTCTTCCATCAAAAGATCATTCTTTACTCTAGCAATTCTGTTATAAAGTTTACCTAGTTCCATTCATCTTCCTCTTCTTCTTCATCCCAAACTATGTAAGGACCGTGTTGCATTCTCTCAAGCTCTTTAGTTTTAGCAGCAAATTCTGCTGTCTCTCCTAACCAGAGTGCCATCTTCATTACAATAAAAATTACTGCTAATGGAGAAAGACATAATATTAGTATGAGAGATGATTGGTTCATGAATTATATTCGTTGATTATACTGATGATTTTATTTAAGGTGTCTTGTGCTCCATCGTGCCAGTCCGCACTTTTTTCTGGATGAACTCCATTATATAATTCTGTTTTCATTTTATAAACTCTGGCAATAATATCAACTTTACTCATTCTTCCTCTAGACATACTCTACGTCATGCTAACATATATTTACAAAAAAGGGGACCCTTTTGAGGTCCCCTGTGTTGTTTTGTGAACCTAACTCACATGAGGTTCTTGACAAGTACTCTTCTGTAGTACTGGTTGCGGTTAGCGGTAAGTGTCTCCGCATCTGGGGTTCCGTTTGCTTGAGTAACGAATGGGTTAGCAACCATGCCGTAACGGGTTTTGAAACCAATCTTAGGCTGGAAGGTGCTAGGATCAATCGAACGTAGCATTTGGAGTGGGATGTATGGGCAGTAGAATAGTCCTGCGTCATATGGTGAAGAACCCTTGTAACCAACAACATAGAAGTGGTTGCTGGAAACGTTAGCAGAATAAGGATCAACGAAGACCTTGATTCTACCGTTCATGGTTCCAACTAGGAGGTTACCAGTGTCATCTACTTCACCGATGGAAGGACCACCAGCACCAGTTAGACCTGAGGAGTAGTCTAGGGTTCCGCTCATAGCGAGAGCAGAAGCAACATCAGCAGAAGTGATGATGAAGTTACCCTTTCCTCTACGTGTCTGCTGAGCAATTGCGTTTGCATCACGCTCAACTTGGAACATTAGACCCTTGAACTTTTCAACCGACCAACGACCGTTGCTGTCAACGTCGAGGTCAAAGATGCCAGCGTTAGCAACGTTGTTCTGAGCACCAGGCTTAGCAACGAAGTAAACTGTACGGACAACTTCACGGTTGATCTCAGCGAGGATTTCGCTTGAGAGTAGGTTGGCGAGCTCTTGCTCAGCATCAAGACCATGAATTGCCTTGAGGTCTTGTGCTAGTTCTAGGGTGTACTCTGCCTTGAGTGCTCTGGTACGTGCTTGTACCGAGGTCTTCTCGATGCTGAAGCTCATCTCGTTGAAGAGAGTTGCGCCAGAACCTAGAACTTCTGCGGTTTCACGAGGGATAGCAGTTGCGCCACGCTCGTATGTACCGCTGTCATTTAGGAGACCAGGGTTTGCATCGGTAGTACCACCATCACCACGAGGATGAGTGTCATCACCACCAGCAGCGTTGGTTTGGTTGTATACAGCAGAACCTGCTGAAGAAGCAGAGAAGTTGCTATCAGGCTCGTTGTAGAGAGCTTCTGGACCTGCACGAAGGGCAGAACCATTTTCCTGATAGTGATACTTCATTGCGAAGATTAGTCCAGTAGGACCGCTCATTGGTTGAACACCGCAGATATCATAAGCAACGAGGTTAGGCATTGCTCTGCGGATTAGGGAGATCATAACAGGATCGAAACCTGCAAGACCACCAGTTTGAGTACCGAGTGTACCACCCGATAGTGCGTTAGAAGCGATAGCACCAACAGTGTTGGATGCTTCGTTGATCATACCACGCTCTTCACGTAGTGATTTTTCTGTGTTTTCTAACAGAACAGCGGTAACAGCCTTTCTATAGTTGTCCTTGATTGCGCCAGCGCCTTCATGACCTAGAACGGGGTTCCACTTTTCGGTTAGAGCTTGTGCGTTAAACATTTGTTTGCTCCGTTGGAAAAATTGGGGTTAACGATAATCAGTTTGCCCAGCGGTTTAGTGCCTGAAGATATGACGCCATCGCTGGAGTTACATCTTGACCTAGACCTTCTACTGGTGTTTCGTCAGAAACTTCTGTTGGTGCGACAACTGTTTCTTTGAAGTATGACTCCTTAATAGTTTTTACCTTTCTGGAGAAATCTTCTTCCGAAACAAAGTCGAGACCCTCAGCAAGTGCTGCGAGTTTTTCTTTTTGAGTATCTGCTAGTCCTTCTGAAACTGTGTTCAGAATATTGATTTTGGCAGTCTCACTAAGACGATTTTGTAGTTTCACGTTAGCTCTGACTTGTTCATCGAGGCGCTGTTCCATTTCACGAATTTGATCAGCCATACCTTCTACCACATCAACCTTTTCGTCGGGGATAGAAATGTAGTGCTCTTCAAAGAGACCCTTGAGACCTGCGATGAAGTCCTCGGTAATCTCATTTCTAATACCACGGTCGATGGCAACTTGATTGTCTTCCATCCATTGACCAATGGCGTAGTTTACTGTGCCATTTACTTCTTCAGCAAGCTCATCTTTGATGGCTTCTACTTGCTTTTCGAGTTCTGTAGCAAAGTGTTCTACAAGCTTGTCATACTCTGCATTAAGTTTTGCTGTAACGGCTGCTTCAAAAATTGTCTTTGCCTTTTCAGCAAACTCAGGTGAGAGTTCGGTGCCCTCAAGGAGAGCATTTACGTCGTCGGTCATGTCAATTTCAAATCCAGCACGGATTGGATAGGTGACATTTCCGCCCATTTTTGTGATACCATATGCTGCAGCAACGTTGACTGTTGGTGCAGGATCACCAGCACTCTTCGCATGTGCGAATTGTGGATCACCAGAAATCTGGGAAACAGGGGCTGCTGCTTTTGCTCCAGGATTTTCTTCGCCATCTTCATCGTTGTCGTGAAGAGGAGCGGAAGTTGAACCACCAAGATCAGCAGGAGCTGATTGACCGATAGCAACTTTTGGTTGTACGGTAGGAGCAGGATCTTTGCCGCCAGCCTTTGCAGTCTGAACGTCAGAAACCTGTGAAGGTTCGCTGCCAGTACCAGGGATCACAGAAGCTTGAACAGTTGGCATAGGGTCGCCAGCTTCAAGAATAACTTTTTGCCCAGCAACAAACTCTTCAAACTTTTCGTTTAGCATATCTGACATTTGAGTTTACCTCTTAATTTCCGTATAATTATTCTATGTTTATTTATGAATTCAAAGATTTGAAAGGAAGTGCTCAAAAACTTTGAGCGTTCTTGCTTCCATATTTTGACGAGTTGCCTCATCAATATACTTGCGGTATTTATCAACTTTTGCTTCTTTTAAAATACCGTTTTCCCATACCCATTCTTTTCCTTCCATGATGCCATTTACAAAAGCATCTGGAGCAGAGGGATCTGCTACAATATCAGCAGCAGTTGTGAGCATGAAATCGTCACGGACAATTGAGATGTCCTCACGCTTGTCGATACTTCCCATACCACGGGATGACACGCCAAGTTGTACACCTTCATCTAGAAGCGAGCGGGCGATGTTACCCATCGGCGTATCTAGAATTTGTGCCTTGCCATAGAAGTTATGTCCTTCCGCACGGAGTTCTACAATTCTGTGTGATACTCTATCAAGATTGACAGTAGGACCATCAGGGTGTCCTAGTTCTCCAAGTGCTCTTTTAGTTTTGACATACTCTTCGTTATATCTCGTAACCTCACGATTGAGAACATCGAATGGATACATGCGTCCATTACGGTTCTTGAGCTCTGACTGAAGAAATACTCCCTCAATATAAAGAAGCTTTCTCCCGTTTCTTTCTTCCGTGAGAACTTTTACGTCCTCAATCTGTTCCGTTATCAGTTTCATCGGTCTCGGTTTCGGTTGGTTCGTCAAAGAATGTGTTTGCTACAACTTGCTTATACTGTGCCATAGCATCAGATGCCTTGGCAAAAAGCAAGTCGTGAATGGCATCAATTGCTGATGCTCTATCACTATTGTTGATTTTGTTTACAATATCAACCACGCCCACTTCATTATTGTTTTCTGTATATTCTGCCATGATAATAAATTAGTTATATTTTATTTAGTATTTGCGGGAGGCTTAGGCATTCTCTTCGCTTTATCAACTTCACGATCAACGCTATCATCCGCAGCTTCCGCTTCTCGTGATGCTGCGTCTTGTGCTTGAATATTTGAAATCTCTGGAGCAAGTGCTGAGTTTTGCTGCTGCATTGTATCCATCATATTTGTTTGTGTCGGATCCATCGAGAGACCAGACTTGATCTCCTTCTTCATCTGCTTATCAATTTCCGTATATGTCTTCTCAGTTTGACAGAGAACTTGACGGCGGATGTGTTCAACAGAGAAGTACTTACCAACAAACGGATCCATTTGAGTGACAACAGCAATACGCTGCGTCATCATCTCAATCTCTTTGAGTTCGTTGAAATGATTATCAAACAGGAAGTCATATTGGATATGCTCCTTCATGTCATCCCAATCTTCTGGTGAGATAACACCTTTGAGGATCAGTTGCGTCTTCAGCATGTCTTGGAACATCTCGCTGAAACGCTTGCGGAGACGACCTATAAATTTCGCAAACTTGAGTTCATCCCTGAGAACCTCTGTGGTCTTACCAAGATTAAACCCTTTGTTGTCATCCGTAAGGCGGGAAGGTGGTAGGTTGAGTGAGTTGTAAAGTTTCTTTTTGAAATACTCAACGTCCTTGAGTTCACCAAGGTTCTGACCGCCTGGGAGTGTAGTGATTTCAGTTCCTCTACCACCTTCACGGCGAGGTAACCAGAAGTCTTCAAGCATCGACATATGCTTTTTATCATCACGCATCTCTCCTGTAGATGAATCATAAACAAGTTTATTTCTATAGCGAGACATTACATCACGTAGGTATTGCTCCGCTTTTACCTTTGGTAAGTTACCTACATCAATATAGAAAATTCTACGTTCTGGTGCTCTTGATAGCCTGTAGATTACCAAACTATCTTCAATCATACGAAGTTGATTGAGAGACTTGATTGCTTTATGAAGGAAACTCAACACCATTCTTTTGTTGAGATCTTGTAAACCAGATGGAACAAAGGTAATAGAGTCGGGTGCTATCTTTACACCTTGTGACAAAGACATATCACCAATTGGTCCAAGAACACCTCCCTGGTAAAATCCTTTCGGATTGAAAATAAAATAGTCAACAAACGTACCATATTCATACTCCAACGCTGTTCCTTTGAGTGCTTGACGAGAAAGAGAATCTTTAGGTGCGGTATCAATTTTTTGACGGACCTTCTTGATCTTCATCGGATCAATATAGCGAAGCTCAAGAATTCCTTTTTTGGGATTGTCTAGGTCAACTACTTTGTGATAATATAGTCTTCCATCAATATACCAATTACGCACAATCTCATGTGCTCTATTATCAAAATTTAAAAGTTTCTTGATGTGATCAAATTCATTTCTGATTTTTATTTTTACACCAGAACCTACTTCTAAATTATCTAAATTTATTTCTACTGGACTATCATTTGCGTCACTAACAATAAATTCATTTACGACTTCATCAACAGCACTATCCACTTCTGGATGAAGTGCCATATCACGATAACGACGAATCAACTCAAACTCGTTACGAGCTTGAGATGCATTATCAGTTTCTACATATGTTCCGTAGTAACCGCCTGCCGCAACCGCAATTGGGTCATCAGCAGAAGGAGGGACAGGGGATTGTCCCTTCTGTCCCTCCTTACGATTAATTTGGAAGCCAAAGAGTTGACTCATGATTACTTATTCAAATACTGCTTCCAACTATTTATCTAGGATTAATTTGCTGCCTCTCCAACCATGACGCTGCTTACACCAGAACGATCACCTGGCTCTGAAGTCCAGTAGGACATTTGGAATTCAACGGTGAATTCTTCAACTTGATCGTTGCTATCATAAGCAAGGTCAATCTGACCAACAGAAGTTGGGAAGCAATGCCATAATTTATAAATTCTTAGAACCTCGCCATTGGCTTCACCAGTTTTCTCTAGTTGTCTGACAAATAAGTCTGCCATGTATCCACCAGCACTTGATTGTGGGCGGAATAGTGGAGCGGTGTTTGCTTCGTGACTGTTGATGTTATCCATCCATTGCTCAAAGAAAGCACGGGATTTGAAATCTTTGTCGTTGAAGAATGTTACAGACCAAGTATCGAAAGTACGATCACCAGCGATCTTAACGGTTCTTCCACGAAAAGGAACTTCAATTACACCGACATTTGATCCAGGAAGAGCAGCAGATTTGCAAAGAATGTTGATTAACTTTGCATCTTCAGCGCCAAGTTTGATTTCATCGGGAAAGACAATATCAACTAAGAACATATTGGGCTTTACACCTTGCCCAATAGTTTGTAAGAAAGTGCTTACGTTTGATGGTTGCATTTTTAATTACCTCGTAATCTTTTTGTTCTAGTAATAATTATCTACCAATGACTTCAGCGAATGATACGCCTGTCTTGGTAGCAGTAACAGTAACGGTTACATAGTTAATTGAACGGGTTGGCTTGAGGTATAGTTCCGCAACAAACTCGTTTCTGTCAATCACATCAGCAGTATTATTTGTTTCGTCACACACAACGA